TCATGCTTCGGCTGGTTGTGGTCGAGGAACGGCATGAAGTCGGCCGGAGATGGAGCCTTGGCGCCTTCCTTAAGCCACGGACCAACTATGGCCGTGGCCAGGATGCCCATGCGCAGGTCGGCCCGGGTATCGCCGAAGGGTTCGACCATCTCGTAGGCTTGCCAGTATGGAAGTTCCTGGGCGAACTCGGGAGAGAATATCTCCCTCAGAGACTTACCAAGGGCCAGGGCTAGTCGGAAGTAGAAGCGGCGCCCTGGCCGCTCCCTGAGTTTTTTGCCAGCTCCGCGATGTCCCGCCCGGTAATATGATTCAGCCGATCGGCCGCCTCAAACACCCGATCCAGCGCGGCGCAGGATTTCAGTTGCAGGTCGGGAATATCCTTCTCAGAGAACAACCGCTCGCCGCCCTCATCGACAATCACCATGGCCGCGAGCCGGGCGCGAATCGTCTTAACGCCCGTCTCGTTGCTTTCGGCCACGCCGACTTCCCATGCATCCCGCTCCGCGCCCGTCATGGTGCGGACGTATACTTCGCCGCCCCACTCAGGCACTTGCACCAGCTTGCGCGGAAGATCAACCGCGCCAAGAATCTGCTCTCGTGTAAGCATCCCTTCTCTCCTTCTGTGTTACGCGATGGAAACGGAACCGGTGCCCTTGAGGGTCAGCGAGGCCGTCAGTTTGTCGCCCGTCGAGCCGCCCGGACTGAATCCGGTGGCAAAGGCGCTGAATGTCCAGGTCGTTGTCGCGGCCGTGCCGTTCAGCCATGTAAAGATGACCTGACGCGGCGTGCCCGCGATACAGTCGTCTACAAGTTGATCGTGAACGGCATTGTCGGGGTCATAGTTCAACTCTAGCCCGATTTCGCCCATGTCGTAGACCCCGGCGGGAAGGTAGTCTTTCCCGACGGAATCCAGGTCCGTTACGTCCAGCGCCTCGTGGGCCAACGACGGCCCGGTGAAACTCGCAATCTCAGGGATGCTGGTAGCGCCCCAGGAGATCAGCGTTCCTTGTGCTACGTTTGCCATATCATTACTCCTAGGCGCTTATCGCGCCACTGACCTTGAATGTGATTGTGCCCGTGAGTTTGTCGCCCGTCGAGCCGCCGGGACTGGCCCCACTGATGGATGCCGTGAAGTCGTAACGATCCCCCAGAGTGATGTTATGGTTGCCAACGCCCGCGTCGATCAGGTTGATCTCTGTGCCCGCCACGGCGAGCGCGTTGGTAGTCGCCACCTGGATCGTATTCGCATCCGACCAGATGACGTAATAGGTGACGCCCGCCACCAGCGGGTCGGGCAGGGTGTCGTCCGTCGTGAAACGGATCGGCTGGCCGGTGGTCAACAAGTGCGCCGCCTCTGTGATCGTATCCGCCCCCACGTTCACGTCGGCCGCGATGAACGCCTTGGCCGTCACGTCCAGATTCGACCAGCAGATTTGATAGTTCTTCTGCGTTCCGTCCCTGGCCGAGACAATCATCGCCAGTTGTGTAGCTTCGTCGGTATCCCACTGTACCTCGATCCCGATTTCGCCCGCGTCGGGTACGCCGTTGGCGATGAAGGCCCGATAGGTGTCGCCGAGGTTGGTTATATCTAACGCCTCGTGCGTAATACTCGGGCCAGCGATGCTTATGATCTCCCCGACGCTGGTGAACAACTCGGGCGTCGCGGCGTTCCCGGCCTGGAGCAGTGTATGTTGAGCATGTTGGGCCATGGTTATTCCCTATGCCAGATGATGAAGTCTTGCCGTACCCCGTGCATTCGCAGCGCGTCCACATCGGGCGAGAGGTTCATCATGTCGCCCTCATCTTCTATGTAGACATCTTCGACGGTGATTGTGCCAACGACACCGGAGTAATCATCCAGGGCGTTGCGAACCGCATCGGCCAGCGCCTTGGCCCCCGAATAGCTCGACGCCCAAGAGACAATCTGAAAGCGCGGATAGAGAAGTCCGCTCGTTCCGCCCAATGACCGGATGCGCGGAGTGGAAATCCGCGTATAGACGATGTGCGGCAGGGCCGCGCCGGGAGGCGCTACCTCGGGATAGATGCGAGTGCCCACCAGGGGCGACACCGTACCGTCCGCGCAGAGCACGGAATAGATTGCGGTTTCGACCGGCACTTAGCAGCCCGCCCCCATTGCACTGAGGCTGCCCGGCACCGCGTGCTTGTCAAAATCGACCGATGCCGCGTCATTGCCCCCGCCGTCGGCGCAGCCGTGGCAGTGAATCACCGCAACGCCCGTGTTGGGCATGTTGGAGACCGTGACGGTCGTCCCGCCCGCCGCGACGATGTGCGCGGCCGTATTGGTGACGGCGAGGTTGGTAAAGTTCAGCGTCTTCCCGTGGGCGGGCTGAATGTAGGCGGAGCCGAGATCTATCGCCCCGCCGGTTGCGGTCAGGCTGCCGGGCTTGATCGTCCAGCCGCCGCACACCCAGTCGCCAGCCGCGATGGCTATGTCGCCGCACGTCAGGGCGCTGCCCAGCGTCACACCGCCGACGGTATCCATCGCCAGCGGGCCCAAGGCAACGCCGTTGGTCGTCAGGATGGAACCACCATCGAAGGTGCATGTGCCGGTGAACCCCGAAAGGTCCGCCCCGGCCGCAACCGTCATATCGAGTTCTATCGCAACGTTCCCCGCACCCGTAACGGTAGCCCCGGCAGCGATAGTCCAGTCAGCCGTGTCCACCGCTTGCCCGTTATTGTCAAGCGTCCCCGCCGTCACGGCCAGTGTGCCTGATGTTATAGTACCAGCCAGCGTTATTGTCCCCGAGGTGTTGATCTCGATCGTCGGCACATACGCCGCGCCAGTCGCCAGCGTGCTCGTGCCATCCATGATGAGCGCGCCGGTCCAGGCCGCCATAGTGCAGCCTGCGGTAACAGTCGTATCAACGGCGCTCCTAATGTCGCCCGCGCCTAGAACTGTCGCCCCGGCGCCAAGCTGTAACGCGCCGCCGTTCACGTCGATTGACGTGGCCACCTCCAGCGTATTCGCGTGGGTCGCGGCGAGGACTCCTTGGCATGTCATTCCGCCGACTTTGGTGACAGTCAGGCCCCCGGCCGCCGCGTCGAGTATGGCGCGGTCCGCCGCCTCGGTGAATCCGCCGCCATCCCCAACCCCTTGGTTGCTGAGGGAGTGCCAGATGTCGTCCGTTGAGGCGCTATAAGTCCCGCCGATGTTGAGAAGGTATCGGTCTGCCATATCAAGCCGCCCCCGCCAGCGGGTTGTCGTGGAGTTGAGTCGTATCCGTCATCGTAGAAAAACCTCGAAATCCAGTTGCTCGAAGGCCCCCGCCGTGGTATGCTCGTTTCGCCCGCACCGGGACCTCTTGCTGGCCTGTAGTTTCCCTCTGCGGGCCAGCCCCGGGCCACAGCCTCCTTCGGCGCCGGGGCATTGTTTTGTTCCCGCGCTAGACGGCTTACCCGTGGCGAGCTTCCACGATGGCATAGACCACGATGCCGTCGAAGTCCGAGTTGGCCGATAGCGTTGCCTGAAACGTCGTGTTGCTTGCGCACTTGATCCACGGCGCCCGGGGATTGATGCTGATCGGCATGCAGAATCCGCCGTTGGCCGCAATCGGCATGACGCCGCTATGGCTTGTCGGCGTTGAGTCCAGCAGCAGGATAGTTCCCTGTGCGTCGGTCGTGCCGATGAGCCCGTAAATCCAGAGGGACTTGGTCGCGCCCGGCGCGGCGACGATGTCGCGCGTGCCGTTCTTCGCCAGGTTCACCGCCGCCGTAACAATGGTTGGTTGCCAGTCGCTCATTTATGCCACCTTGGGCGCCTCGCGCGCCGCCTTCTCGATGCCGTTCCACATCTGTTGTTCTATGACCCGTGCCGATTCGGGAGCCTTCGCGTCGAACGCGGCCCGCGTGAACGGGATAGGCCGCGCGACCAGCGGCGCGCCCTTCTCGCCGCCCTGCCCCGGCCCGACGTGACCATATTCGATTGCGTAAGGGATATAACTTTCGTGCCCGGTCTTGCTTGTATACTTGAACTGCTGCGCCTCGCTCGGACGAATCAGGATGTTTACCCCATAGGAGCCAGGACGCTGCCGCTGTTGGGCGCGGACGGTCAGCGCCTTACGAATCGCCGTGCCCATATTGCCCCCGACCATGCCAACTGCGTTAGCCTGGGCCTGGGCGAGAATTGGCTTGGCGCCC